TGGTGTTCAGCGTGGGCGCGGCGGTGGTAAAGGATTGAATTTTGTCGCCATAAGCAGCGGTCGTGGAACCGTCGCGGTTGATGGTGACAGAGGTGACGGCTCCGGTAAGCTCGCGAGCCACAATATCCCGCGCTTTGTAAATGCTCGGCGCGAGTGACGTTAGGGTCAGTGTATTAGGCATGATTGTGTTTTTGTTTGTTGGCTCTTAGTCCTCAAGACGCCCGCCCTTTTGGAAGAACGCGGCTCGGTCGGAGTGGGAGAGTTTTTCAAAATTTTCACGGGACAGCGTGGCAGTCCCTTCTTCGGATGCGCCAAGCGCCGGGACAACAGACGCCGAGGCAACGCCGTTGGCTTTTTCCAAAGCGGCTAAGGCTTCGCTAACTTTGCTCAGTTCCGTTTCGGCTTTTTCGGCGCGAGCTACGGCAACCGCGCGCTCTTCAGCCAGCGCGGCGATCTTGGCGACAAAAGCATCGGCACTGATTGCGGCTTGCGGCTGTTCAAGAACGGGCTGTTCAACAGCGGCGGGGGAAACTTCCTCCGCTTTGTTTTCCTCAACAACAGTCGCGTCGGTTACAGATTCGGCGGCTTCAGTGACCACGGGAGTTTCCTCAACTACGGGTTCAGCGGCAGGCGCGGAAATCTCGGCATCGGAGATAGCGTTGTTTTGCATCTTGGCCTTTGCAAAGTTGTCAAATCGTGCGCGCAAATCTTTGGCGCTGGCGGCGGCGGGAATGCCGTCTTCAATGGCATCGACAAAACCAAGGGCCACGGCCTCGACCGCATCCAGCCAAGTTTCTTCGTCCATCAGCTTGGCAATCTCCTTTTCTTCCATGCCGCTTTTCTTTTGGTAAGCGCGCACAAGGTTCGACTTCATTGTGTCGAGCAAGTCGGCCTGCTTGCGTAGGTCTTTGGCCTCGCCAGCGGCCAGCGTCCACGGGTTATGAATCATCAGCAAGGCGTTGTCGGCCATATAGACCGGGTTGCCTGACATGGCGATGACGCTCGCCATGCTTGCCGCCAAAGCGTCAATGTGAACAGTTAGCCCGCCTTCGTGACGGGCGAGAGCGTTGTAAATTGCGCTGCCTTCAACGATTTCGCCTCCGGGCGAGTTAATGCGGAGGTGGATGTGCTGACCCTTATATTTCTTGAGGTCGGCAATAAATTCTTTTGCGCCGATGCCAAAAGCACCGATCTCGTCGTAGAGAGAAAGTTCAACCTCGTTGCCTTGGTTGACGGTTGCCTTAAACGCATACCATTTTTGGGCCATGCTTGGCCCTTAGTGTCAAAGCGCGTTGGAGTCGGGTGGAGTCGAACCACCGTCCGCTTCGTTGGCATCATCGTCATTCGATGTATCGCCCGAAGCGTCGATGCCAGATTGCGACCCCGAAGGAATGGGCGCGGGCGATCCCGGCGCGGGAGGAAATACGTCTGTGACGGTTAATCCTGCCGCCTCGCACTTTTCTTTGCGGCGAAGATAAGAGGCAATCGCCGCATCTTCTTCTTGCTCTTCGTCCATGCCGTGCATTTCGGAAAAACGGCGTCCGCTCATTGCGCCCGTGCGGACGATTTCCAGCATGGCCTTGGTGTCGCGGCCATAGTCAACGGTGATGCGGGCGGGCGTGATAAACTCAACTTTCCACCAATCGTCAACCATCGGCAGGCGTCCTGCGCGGATCTCTGACCAGACCCAGTATTTGTAGAAGCGGCGGCAGAATGAGTTGATGAGCCAATCCTGCAACTCGGAGAAAAAGACCTGTGCATCGGCTAAAACAAACCGAGTGTTTGCGCCACCGATTTTAGAAACGTCCCAAAGCAGTTCGGGCGATACTCCAATGCCCCATGAAATGTCGCGGGCGAGGAAGTCCAAGAACTGCTGAAAGTTGTTGCCGGGATGCTCGTTCTTGAATTGCTGCAATTCCGCTCCGGGCGGAAGCTGAATTACCCCGCTCCCGGCGTAGAGCTTGTCCAGCGTTACCTTATTGCCGTCTCCAGCGTCCTGCCGCTTGAGGGCCGCGCCCATGCCGATCTGCATCGCATCCGGGCTTTTGATGATATAGGCGGGTTGCGAGGCCAGCTTGAAGGTCGTTTTGGTAAAGCGCACGATGTCGGCCATGTCGTGCAAATGCAGGGCCGCGCGGGCCAGCCATGACGGGGCGCGGGTATAGCCGACTCGCTGCGGGCGGTAGAAATGGCAAATATCGTCGGCGCTGACATCTTGAAATTGCGTGCCGAGATAGTTGGTCAAGACCCGGTATTGCGTTGGTCTGCCCATTGCATCGACGCGCACACCGTCCCGCCATTCGTCTTGCTGTAATCCGGTGACGGCATTGGCAACTTTTTCCGCCCCGAAAAAGCGCATCATGGCGCGACCGTCTTTGCTTTGCACCAACTGCCCGAAGAAGTCGCCGTCCACGGCGGCGTGACGAATGATTGCGGCCTGCGCGGTGTAAAAGTTGAATTGCCCCGCCGCATCAAAGCCAAAAGCCTCTCGGCCTACGGCATCTTCAAAGCGTTGCTCCGTTTCCTTGTTCCACGCGGAACTTGAAGATCGGGCCTGCGGAATAATGCCCGTGCCGCAAGCATAGCGGGCGATCCCGTCCACGGCGCGAGCGGCCAGCCCCACGTTGTTGTAAAGCCAGCGCGCTTTCTTGAGAATGTCCGTGCGCGTCCGGGCGGTAAACTCTTCGACCGGGTTGAGCGTAGGCAGGTAAATGTAAGTGCGCTCGTTGCCGACTACTTCCGCCGCTTCATAAGCCGCGTTCTTTGCCCCGCTTGTGCGCGGCCTTCCAGCCCCGGTGCGCTTGCCGCCCCAACTTGATTTTTTGATTTCTGCCGCCACGCAGGCGGCGGAAGTGTCAAACAGTTATCCGTTGCAGGGGGCGGATTTGAACCGCCGCATGGTAGGGTATGAGCCTACTGACTTAACCACTTGTCGACCCTGCAATTAAACGCTCGCCAGATTGGAGGAATAGTCTGCATAGACCATGCCCGCGCTGCGGACTTTCGTGGGCTCGGCAGACGGGGCGAGGTCTTCGATCAAGTCTTCGACCAGATTCAATATATCGGCCTTGCTGTATTTGCGCGCCTGCCCCGATGTGCTGCCACCCTCAAAGCCCGTCGAGGTGATAGTGACCTCCGAATCAGCGATGGAATACAGCTCGTCAGCAAGAGTCTGAAGCTGAGCCAGAGACTTGGTGCGTTTTAGATATTTTCTGATTCCTGCCAATTCGGAGGTCATGCCCATTCTTTCAATGTCAATGCGCGCCCGCTACCAACCAAGCCACAGGCGAAAGGTTCGCGCCACCACTTCCAGCGACCAGACAAAGCCAATCGCCGCAAAGCAGAACAGCAAGACGGGCATTGCGCGATCCGCGCTCACAGGCCGAACTCCGTTTTCAACTGCACGGCCAAACGCGCAAGTCGGTCAAACTCGTAAAGGAAGTCTTTTGCCACATCGCGGCTCCATTCGGACGGGAGGCGATAGACCGTGCGAAAAGATAGCGAGAACGGCGGCTTGTCCTTGTCGCCCTCGCCGTCTTCTTGCTTCGGCTCGCCCTCTGGTAACACGCCTGCCGTTTTGTATGCGTCCTGCAAGCCCTTCGGATTAGATTGCAAAAGTTGATTTAAATCTACTTTTGCGAGCTTCATCCATTTCAGCATCGTGTGGTATCCGCGATCCCCGGAGTTTTCCTCCAGCCAATCCTTGAATGTTCCATGCGGAACAATTTCCTTCGCGTGGTTGCAGATTGCCCCCGCGTTCCACGCATGGCGGATTGCGATTTCCGCGCAGCCCTGCGCCATCGCCGCGCACTTGTCGGCCTCCTCCGCGCAGCGTTTTAGCTCTGCGGCACAAGCTGCTGCATCAATGCAGACTTCAAGGTTGAGAGACGGTTGACTGAGTTGTAGTTCGTTTTGCATTTGTTCTGTGTTTCTTTTCTTTGGTTATGGACTTGTGTTGCCCGTTTTCGATAGACCTCGACCGCGCGGTCTGACTTCATTCCGCGCGACTGCCGCAGGTCAAATTTGCGTTTGTATTGCCGCACCGTGGCGCTGACGTTGGCCCGCGTGTAACCGAACTTCTCGGCAATCTGCGTCTCGGTCATGCGCGTGCGGCCAAGGGCAAACAGCAGCGCATAGCCATGCATGGCAATTTGCCGCGCCGAGGCCCGCACATATCCCCCCTCGCCCATGAGCGTCCCGGTCACGGTCTGCAAAATGATGAGCGCGGCATCCTCGCCCCGCGCGCAGGAGCCCGGATCGTTCTCCTGTTCCATCCATTCGGCGGCTCCGATTTCCACGCCGCTGCGGATAACCCCTTGCAGGTAAATCAAGATGGTGTCGATGCCTGCGCCTTTGGCAATGAGCGCGGCCATGTCACGGCGCATCTGCTCGCGGAATTGTCCAATCCCGTCGAGGCAGTAATCCGACAGCGCATCCTTCGGCAACTCTGGCCCGACGCGGTAATCGTCGAGCGGGTTGGCGTGATGCGCGAGTTGATCGTCTATGCGTTTAGCGTCTGGTGAATCGTGGCCCATTACGGCCACGCGGGCGAGGTGTGAATCGCATCGGCGCGGAGATTACCACAAAGCGGAAATCGGTCAAATGGCCACCCACTCCGGGGCGCGCCATGCGAAGCCCAGCGCGGCCAAGTCAGGGTGCTTGCGCTTGCAATCTTCCAGCGGCATCGGGATCGACATGGGCTGGCCCCGCCACATCGGCGTGGCCTCGCCCGTCTCGGCGTCGATGCTGATATGACTGCGGGGCAACTCGCACATGAGGGCCATGACCCGCCGTTGCTCGGCCTCCGGTGCATTACCGGAAAGTGCCATCCACTCGGCTTGAATTTCGTTGAGGCGAGAGATGGTCATTGTGTCGCCCCCTTGCGCTGAAGCGCCTTGAGGCGGCGAACCTCTCCGCTTTTCTTCCCCGCTTCGCTGTAATGCTTTTTGCTGCGAGCCTTGGCCTTGCCTGTGCCTGCCGCCCCGCCCTTTTTGCCAAGGGCGGCGGCGGCTTTGGATATGTCGGATTGTTTGCTCATTGTGGCGCTATGTTAGCGATTTGGCGGCGGTTAAGTCGATGGGCAACTGAAGTTGCGGATCGGCGGCTTGGATGCGGGCCAGTTGCACGGTGTGCGCGTGGCGGATAATGATCTCGGTCAGCTTGAGAGCGGACGGGAGATCGTAGTCGTGCTGCGCGTTGAAGTTCGCGGCAGCGTTGGCGATTTCGTTGATGTTCATTTTAGTAA